CTCGTTGATCTTGCCGGCCGTGATGTCGCACTTGGTCAGCAGCACGCGCGGCAGCGTCACGACGTAACCATTGCCAGCAGCATCCTGGAAGCTGATGATCAGCTGCAGGTAGGTGTCGTTGCGCCAGGCGTCGTAGAGAGTGCCGTCCGAGAGGTAGGCAGAGAACGACCCGGTGAAGTCGAAATCACCCGTGCCGATGCCGATGGGGCCGAGGGTGCCGATACCGTCCTGCGGGCGCAGGTTGCTCGTCGCCTTGAGCTTGATGCTGCGGAGCTTCGTGGTCGTCAGTGGAGTGGTACCCACCCAGATCTGACCCACGCCAGTCGAGGCGTTCATCACGTCATAGGTCCGGCTGGCCGTGTTCGTGCCCGGCAGGCCGGTCGCTGCCGCACGCACCACGTTCAGGCCGATGAAGTCGAATGAGCCGTTGATCAGACTCTTGCTGTCGATGGACAGGTCGAACGAGTTGACTTCCATGCCCTTGTACAGGAAGTATTGGCTGATGTCGGTCTGCTGGTGCTCGATCGAGAAATAGCTGTTGGTATTGCCGTGGGTGAGGCGCGAGGTCTGCACCGAACTGGCAATGGCCGTCATGACCGCAGCCGGTGTCGAGGCGTCAAGGGTGATCACCGTGGTCGTGGGGGCGGCCGAGGTGCTGACACGGAACAGCTTGCCGTCGTTGGCTGACCCCGCGGCAGAGAGCCGGAACCACTGACCGCGCGCCAGATTGGCCCAGGAGTCGTTGCCGGCAGTAGCCACCGCGGCCGTAAGGGTGGTAGCCGTAGCAGTGACCGAAGAAGCCGCACCGGCCACACCATTGGTGCCGTAAACCGTGAAGGGGCTCTGAAACAGAGAGGACAACAGCGGGTCGTACTCGCCGTAGATCATGTGAACGTCCAGGGAGCCACCCGCTTCCGCGTAAATGGTAGTGGCCCCGGAGCGGACACGATCGGAACGAAGCTCTTCCGACACAGCCTTGCTGAGGCTGAAGTTGAGCTTTTCGCCCGTGGTGCGGAGCAGGCGACCGTTGCCGGTGCCAGGAGTCACGCCCTGGGTGACTTCGGTGATGTACGCGAACTGAGTACCGGCTGTGGTGGCATTTGCCATGATGGCTCCTTAAAGCGGCAGATTGCTGATATGCCAGAAAGGGATCAGATATGGCCGGTGTTGCCAGCCCTGAAGTACCGACATTCTAGTCGAGCCCGAGGTATCAGTGTAAACGCCCTGGACTACTTGGCAGGATAATCCTTCCAGGAAAGGCTGTATCAGAGAGTACGCTGTCAAATAGCCTGTACCTTCCTTGGTAGCAAGGGTCAAGGCTAGCGTGCTATACCACCTGATAGCCGGTATGGTACCAATACTCAGCTGTTGGCTGTGCACTCCTGGAAATAGGTCAAGTTTTATGTAGGGGTCCGAACGCCCCTCCAGTTGGAACGGTCGATTTGGATACTGCACATCAACAGGATTCAAAGCTTTAAGTTCTTCAAACCTTGTCATCAGAATTTGGCAGGCTTCTACGGTATTCACTTAAAATCTCCATCCGTTGTGGGTAGCGTTAAGTACAGCTGTGCGCAGCATCAATACTTGACCACCCACAGTATTTTCAGGTCGGATACTTAAACCATTTGGACCTATACCCTCTTGAACAGGCTCCATGTACTCCATCATATTATAGACATACACGGTTTGATCAAACTTGACGTGATCAATCACAGGATAAGCCACAGATAGGGCCAGGGTAACGGCTGGTTCGTCTCCCATCTGGTATATAGGACCAAACTTGGATCTCTCAGGCGGTCCTGGGTATCTACCGCTAGTCGGCTCTTCCGTAGAGACAAACCAATGCTCAGCAAGGGTTCCGGTGTACTGCGGCGTACCTTTGACGATCACGGAAAATACTTCACGTACAGCATCCCTGTACCCGCTATCCGTATAAGCATGCATCTTTGCTACTTCCCTCTCCAGGGATTTAGCCAGAGCGTTGAGATCCGTCTGAGAGGTAATCACAGCTTCTTCAGGAGCACTCTAAAGGCGTCCAGCTCCGGCCGTGCATTGAAAATCTGATAGACGGCACCAGAAGTAGGAATCAGAAGTCGATCTCCGGCCTCAGGTGGGGTCGTCACGGTGACATAGAGGGCAGACAGGTCACCTGTCTCCAGCTTAGGCGCCCCTCCGTCAGAGTTTTCGTACAGCAGCTGCCCAGGCATGAATGCCAGAAAACCTATAGATTCTGAATATGCAGTGCTGTCGCTGACAGGACTAAATACTGCTTTTTGCAGTACAGCACTCGGCACATCAGCCGACAGCCGAACTGCTTTAGTGTTCATCAACCTATCAACAGGTATGTAAGCCTCACTGATACGGAATACTTCTCCGGCAGCGACGACCAGGTACCCTCGCTTAACCTCCACAGTGGCCGCAAAAAATATATTCCAGGCTACCAGAGAATCACTGGACACCATCGAAGCCGAAACCTCGTTGAAGTACAGCTTCTGACCGTACACCTGCAGAGCGCCGGGCTGGCTGAGCAGCACTTGCGCGGGGGTGCCCACAGTCATCAAGTCGCTGGCTTTCTTGATGTTGTACGACACTCTGATAGGATCAGGCCCCCAAAGATCAGAAATTCCGTCACCGACAATCCACGTCTCCCCAGCTATATTCAGTACCTTGTGGTCAGGAATCACTGTACCTGGTACGACAGACAGCACCCGACGAACTGCAGTAGAGCCTACCGCATTGTTGTCATCAAAGGCTGAAAACTGGGCCGTGAACAAAGGCAGACCAGAGTACCCGTCATAGACGGGCTGTCTGTCAAAAAACCCTGCAGCACTGGTAAGCCTCATAAATACCTCACTCGGTAATCCTCACTGCACCACCGGGTCAGTTGCCAGACCGACAACGCCAAGCAGGCTGATGCTGGTGTCGACGACGCTGGCCTCTCCAGGCCACAGCTGATTGATCAGCGTCACGAGCTTCGAGCGAAGATCGGAGCACACACCTCGAACATTATCGCCGCATTCGGGGGTGGCCGCGAATCGAACGGTTTTCGCTCGACCGTCTTCGATAGACTGAGGTGCGTACATCATCAAAGGCCCGACCAGCTCTTTAGCCGCCAGATAGTTGATGTACAGTTTGAACAAGGAGCAGAAACGTATCTCTTCCGGCGTGGCAGGCACTGCCAGGATCAGGGCTCCATACCTCGCCAAGGCTGTCGGAGACATCTCGTACAGCCTCTCCTCTACCATTGCACCCAGGGTAGGTCCGCTCATGTCGATGTCTTCGATCTCACGCTCGTTCACACCCAGGGTTGCGCGGATCTCTGCGTATGTGGTGTAGTCAGTCAACAGCATTTCAATTACTCCATGAAAAAGGCCAGCAGTCTCCTGCTGGCCTCTTGATCACATGCTCTGCAGGATCAGTCTTCAGGCTTCACGCCTTCGGTGCTTCGGGCTTCGGCGCCGGGGCCGGGGCCGGGGCCGGGGCCGGCGCCTCGGATTCCTCGGGCTTCGGCGCCGGGGCCGGCGCTTCGGGTTCCTCGGCCTTGATTTCGGTGAAGACACCAGCATCCAGCTGCAGCTTCACCCAGGCGTCACCATCGTCCACATCGTACTGCTGGCCGCTCACGTAGACCTTGCCCAAGGGATCGGCGTAGCTGAACGGCTGCTTGTTTTCGATCTTCATGGTTCAAACAGGGCTGTTGCCAGCCCTGGTTCCAGTTCATCAGGCGATGGTCAGCACGTCGAAGGCCTGGTCGTAGTTGCGGTAGACCATCCAGGACGTGTCGATGCGGGTGGCTTCGGTCTTGCGCATGGCGAACTGCTCCGTCGCGCGGTACTCGGCCTCGGTGTTGCGGGCGCGGACGATCGCATTGCGGCGATCCAGGCCCCAGACCGTGTTGGCCGGCACCGGCCCGCCATCTGCCGCCGCATCGGTGATGAAGAAGCGGACGTTCTCGCCGAAGTAGGCGTTGGCGATGGTGCTCGGGGTGTCCGGCACCGAAACGCGCGTGTCCTGGGCCTGGCTGGCACCCGGTCGGCCGGAAGCCTTCATGATCTTGGTCCAGGTGTCGATGTCGCAGACCGCATCGGTGATGCGACGCACCTTGCTGCGACGCAGCCACTTGATCCAGGCGTTCCAGGTCATGACACCACCCGTCGCCGCCGCATCGAGCGAGGTCGAGGTCACGGCCGCGATGGCGCCGACGTTCACATCGGCATCACCCACGAACAGATCGGACAGGTGCTGGTACACCAGGTCGCTCTGGTGCTGGGCGAGCAGGCGGCTCAGGGTCAGGGCCATCAGGTCGATGGTCAGCGCGCGTTGCGCGTCCAGCGTGGTCTCCAGGCCGTAGGCGTAGGTCGGGATCTTGCGCACCTTGTCCGAGGTGGACAGACGCGCGACGACGGGCGGCTCGGCCCACTGGGCGACACGCTGCAGGCGCGCACGATCCGGCCCCTGGGCACCGTTGGCCGTCTGGTAGTTGATGATGACCTGCTCGAAATTCGAGCCGGCGACCGGCATGTCCAGCGCCAGCATGGACGTGAAGATGGTGGCATCTTCTTCCAGGTTCTTCTGCAGCGTGGCCTCGGCCATCTCGATCAGCACCGGAGCGAACAGCAGGCGCGACTCGGTGCCGCCGTAGACGGAACTGACCGGAGCGCTGCCAGCCGACTGACCGGAGGCCATCTGCATGGCGAGGGAGCCGTCGAGCAGCTTGGCGACGCTCGGCGAGTAGACGCCGAAGTCTTCGCGAGCGGCGAAGCCACAGCTGCGCTTCAGCTGTTCCCAGGGCGTGCCGAACTTCACGTTGGCCTCGCTGGCGTAGCGGAGGTTGTAGAGCTGCTTCAGGGAGACGCCCTTGGTGTGGGCTTCCTGCAGGTCGGACACCTGCAGCTGCACTTGGTGCGGATCACCGTTTTTGTCGAGGAGGAAACTCATGGATGGCTCCAGAAAAGGAAGTCTTGAACAGCGGTGCGGGCCTTGTCAGCAAGGCCCGCTGCAGCTGCCTTACAGGCGTTCGATGGTGAGGCGCTGGCCGACCGCGCCGGAATTGGTCTGCGACAGGGCGACCACGCGCCACTTGTGCAGCACGTTGGCCGGCGTCGTCGCCTTGACCACGGGCGGGTAGCTCGTCGGGGTCTTCGTGTTCACGGCCGCCTGGGCGCTCGCGACCACGATGTCGTTCACCGCGATGGCACCCACACCCGGCGTGGCCTGCAGGCCGTTCGCGGTGACGAAAGCCACCTCGCCTTGCTCGTACTTCGAGACGCCACCGATGACGTAGCCACCCGAGGTTGCCTGCTCGACAGCGACGATGAAACCTTCGATTTCATCGCCGGTCGCACACAGACCGTAGGTGCTGTCGCCGATCAGCTTGACGATCTTGTCCAGGTCGGACTGGTTGAACGCGGTGCCCTGCGGACCCAGCTGCACGGTCTGGGCATCGGGAAAGGGCGCGGTCGGAACGATTTTGTGAGCCATATGGGCCTCCAGGGATTACTGCGAGCAGACCAGGAACAGGGAAGACACGTTGCCGGCTGCCTGCGGCTCGGGCGTCTCGGTTTGCTTCTGCAGACCTTGACCGCCATGCAGAGCAACACCGCCGATCGGGAATTTACCCGCATACAGGGCCGAAATGCGCGCGTGTTCGGAGCACAGATCAGCGCCGGTGAAATCAGGCGCCGAAGTGCCCAGGGCGATCGACATGCTCTTGAGCGATGCAGTCACGATGGCCGACAGGTCCGCCGACAACTTCTCGGAGGCAGCCAGCTTTTCCTTGCCGACCGTCAGATGTGCGGTGGCCGATTCCAGCTGGGCACCCAGATCCTTGATCTTGGTCTCCAGCTCCAGCTTGCCAGTCGACAGCGTTTCCAGCGAAGCCTTGAGGGTTGCCACCTCGGCCTGCAGAGTAGCTTCGGCGGTCGGAGCCGGCGTCTCGACAGCGGGCGGGGTGGGCTGCGCAGGCGGGGTTTCCGGCGCCGGCTGGCCGCTGAGCTGCGACGTCGCGCCGGAGCCGGCAAGGGTCGAGGTGGGCTTCATATTCGTACTCCAGGGTTGGTTTTGCGTGCTGCGAGGGATGATACGCGCAACGGCACGAGACAGAGCGTACTCGAAATTGCCGATGGAAGTCAGCAGGCCGCGGGCCACAGAATCTTCACCCAGAAACTCATTGCCACCATCCGAAGCATGGCGCAGCTGCTGGACAGTAATGCCGAGATTGGTCGCCACAGACTCTTCAAAGACGACACCCATGCCAGCAGCCAGCGCCTCCAGCTTAGCTTTGACATCCGGCGTCAGGGGCTCGAATGGACCACCCAGCGCCTTGTTGTCGCCATAGCGAATCACCGTCACCTTGATGCCGTCCATCTTGAGCTGTTCAGTGCGGTCGACGTGCATCAGCTTCACACCGATGCTGCCGCTCATCGACGTTTTCAAGCCGATTCGCTCCAGGCCGGTGCTTCCGACCCAGTACGCAGCGCTCATCATGGCGCCAGCGTTGTAGCTGATGATCGGTTTGTAGCCACGGGCGTCCAGCAGGAACGTCGCCAGGTCTTCACAACCATTGGAGTCGCCACCGCCAGAGTTGATCTCCAGCAGAATGGCGCCTACGGCCGGGTCATTGATGGCACGGCTGACGGCATCACGAATGTTCTCGTAACCCATCATGCCCCAGTCGAAATAGTACGGCTTCAGCCAGCCAGTGCTCAAAGAGCCCTTCACCGGAATCACCGCCACACCGCTGATGACGCTGTAAAGTTCATAGCGCTCACCCCAGCTGGATTCCCAGCAATTGATGGGGCACTCGTCCATGTTGTCCAACTTGACCGCACTGATCGGGGTATCGCTTCCGTCCAGGCTACGCCGAAGGAACGCCTCGTTGCGCTCTGCTGTGGCCTGGTCACCAAGCCAGGGTTCTACTTTGTACGCCATACTCGCCTCTTACTTGGTTTCCGCGACAGCTGCGCGCGGGGGACTAGAAACAATGACCTGGTTCAGCAGGGCACCACCAACAAGGGCCATGATGGCTATGACAGCCATCGTGGCATATTTTCTCACTTCCTTGAGACCCGGCATCGCCATCTGGATATCAGCGACGGATTCTTCAAGCGTATTGACCCGCTCTTCCATCTTCTTGAGTTCAGCCGAAAGATTGCTGATGTCCTGACGCATCAACGGAACGTGCTTCAGGGCACTGGTGACCTCGGACAGGTTGCGCGCAAGGCTCCTGATGTCCGTTCGCACCTGCTCAAGGCGTTCTACCAGCACCTCATTACTGACTTCGTTGCTCATTTCGTGTTACCTGCTCTGACGTTGGTGGGCGCGGTGCTCTTGGTGTCCTGGCCGACAGCGGTCTGGCCGCTACCGCCTGTGGAAGTACCGCTATACATATTGCCGTTCGGATCAGGCTTCTTGGCGGCAAAGAACGTGCCGGCCAGCTCTTGATACCCCGCTCTCGGAAGTTTTCCAGTCAGCTCTATCGAGGCTTCTGCCGTGGAAATCAGACCCAGGCTGAGCTGTTCCAGCACCAGCGACTGTTTCTGAGCGCGGAAAGCCGCGAGTTCCGTTTCCGGGCGGAGGTCGATCGGGTCATACTCGAAATCGACAATCACGTCCTTACCTGCAAGGCGCACGCCCAGCGTCAGCGCCTTGGAGAACATCTCGTTCAGCTTCACGCGGATGGCCCCGTCCGCCGACTTGATGAACAGCAGGGTTTCAGACGACGCCGTGGTCTGGCTGCCATTACCATGACCCAGCACAGACGGCAGTGTCTTTGCACCAGTTGCCACCTTGCTGTTCAGGATGTCCTGCACGGCAGTGATCAGCGCCGTAGCTTCGCCAGTACCCCCATTGATGTAGCTGTGGGTAGTGGCATCGAAACCCACCAGCGCATCCTCAGGGTTCAGGGTATTGATCTTGCCCTCGACATCAGTCTTCAGCTTGTTGATCTCGGCGTACAGCTTGTCGGCGTCGTTGCGGATCGACGGCGGCAACAGCTTCAGCAGCTTTTCGTAGTCGATCGAGGTGTTGAGCCGCGGCAGGATGACTCGGCGTAGAGCCCGGCGCAGGTCATTCGTAAAGCTAGTGTCTGCCAAGGTGGGTTGAACGCTGGCCTCCAGGGGCGAGGCGCTGTCAGTGGTCAGCAGATCCTGGTCAAGTGACACGTAGAAGAACGTGGCGATGTCGAGGTCGATCTCAGTGCCACCGACGCGCTGAACTGGGCGCAGACCCTTACCTTCTTCATAGAAGAAGATTTGAGTGGTGGAGATGGGAGCCAACCGCTCAGGCATGCGGCCCTTGTCGAGCACAAGCTCCATCGCACAGGCGCCAGTCAGGATGATTTCCTTGCCCAGGGCTTCTGCAACACTGCGAATACTGGGTGTCGGAGAAAACCCGTAAGTCACATAGTCGGGCAGTGTGTTCATGCGCCCGAGAATCTGGTACGCAATGCGCGTGCTCTCCTCATCAAACTCTCCAGTCTGGGCATTTCTGGCCTTGACCTTGTACCCCTGAGTGATGGCAACACGCAGGTATGCAAACAGCGCACCAGACAGGTCCGGGGATACCTGGCTGTACAGCCGCAGCACCGCCTTGGTGTTTTGCTGACTGCGGAGAGTCATCAGATCCGTATCAAACGGACGGCGATCGACCTTGGCGAGGATAGACGGGCTCGGCGTGGTGGTCTTCGCGTAGGAGCCGTAACCAGCCTGTCCGGGAGAAACCTTCGGCGTGGCGATGCTCCCGGTGTAGCCGGCCATCGTGATGCGGCGCAGCTGGTCGTGGAGATAGGTTTGCAGGCTCATGTCTTGGCTCCGGTTGCCCTGGATTCTAACTTCAGCGCCTGATGTAGGAGTCAAGCAGCGGCATCTGGATTCCGGCATGCATCATGATAGGGAGCATGGATGCAATAAGACAGTACGCAAGGGCGTGGTGGTAGTGGTCATTACCTTCTTCGGACTTCTCCCACACGTAAGTCAGTTCGCCCTTATTGTTTATCTTAGGCACCTTCTTCATATCCTGCATCTGGGTGCAGAATATCTCCCAGTCAGCTATGTTAGCTACCTTTACTCGACCCTTCTTAAACAGAAACAGCAACTCATCGAATAGCACTGTTTTATTGATGTTGACTACGCTAGGTTTCAGATCGTTATCGTCATTTTCCACGATCTCAAACATCTGCTTAGTCGTAGTGTAGTAAGCGCCGTAGAGGTCTCGTTCGACAGCTTGCAGGCGAAACAGCATGTCTGTGTAAGGCATGGCATCCTGCACCTTACCGATGACGTTATACTCACCCATCAGTTGCGAACGACGAGCTTCGTAACTTGCCAGCGGTACACGCTCAGCGTGTGAAAGTACAAATTCGTTATCCACATACCGCCCGATAACGATATTACAGGTCATCCCCATGTCGCAGCCCATAGCGTTATACGGCATGGTGACACGACCAGGTAATTTGCATGCATTCAGGTCATCTTGGCTGAGGGTATCTTCTTTTTCCTCAGACACAATGCCTAAGTTTTGGTTATGGAACTCGGACTTTCGGCGATAGTCTGTCGACTTTTTAACCAGGTTGGCCGGGGTGATGATCTTTGGGGCATCAAATGGAGATACGTAGTAGCCCGTAGCTATGTACGGCTGATCAGGGTTCTCACAAACCAGTACCCGTTTACAGTTCTTGATATCTAAGAAGATGCCACACCTGGGACACGCGACATATGCAAGTTGCCACTGAATCTTGGTCAGCACTTCCTTGTCGATGTCCCTCAGGTCTCCACTGAATCCAGGAATCTTTACGTCTCGATAGTAGTCAGGGTAGAACCAGTGGTTACAGCTACCACACTGGCACATATTCTTCATGCGCTTGCTAGTACGCATCTTCGCGTCAATTCCACGCTTCTCAACTGTAGGCGTAGAGAAGTTACGGCGCAACTGCCAGGGGGAGTGGGTTAGCCGGGAGGCGTACTGGTCCAGAATTTCAGGGTTTGAACGGTCGATCTCGTCCGAGATAACCACATCAGCAGGCACAGAAATAGCAGCCGTTTCGGAATTAGTACCGCGAAAGTACATCATCCCTTGCCCTAACTGCTTAATGGACGAGTTCCAGATCGAGCGTGACCTCAACTGGGTTAGGCGTGGAGAGTTATCAACGATAATATCCACACGAGACTTAGCAAAGTCTTCAGCATCACCCGAGTAAGGCATGGTGTAGATGGTGCTGAGATAAGGTATAACAGCTGTAGTACCGAGCATCCAGCGAGCCATAGTCTCGGAAAGACCCACCTGGGACACCTTTTGGACATTAGCTTCTACGCTCTTGTCTTCTACAATCCACTTCTGGAACTCATGACCGTCAAACGAATATAAGCTACCACGAATATAGGTGTGCTCTGTGATGAACTTGGAGACGCCGCCCAGGTCATGCTGACCGAGGAGTTGGTATTCCATGCGTGACAGGTGGTCTTCAATCATTCTGAATCCTATAAGCAAAATGACCCCGAGGCGCTTTCGCGGCTCGGGGCCTATCAGGCTGAGACCGGCTTATTCGTGCCGGCAGTGACCCTGGCACGCCTTGAAAGGCTCAGCCTGGTCGCAGAATTTGAACGGGCAGCCGGGCTGCGTGTGGATGTAGACCTTCGGGGTGTCAGGAATCCGGCCGCGGACCATGCAATCCTTGGCCTCCAGCAGCCGCTGCATGCCCAGATCACGCTGTTCGCCAGGGGGAACCATCGTCAAAAGGCTGACCGCAAGGTCATGAAACGGTTTGGACACCTCCTGCAGGTGCGCCGGAAGGTGTGCGTACTCGAAATATCGGGGCGTCATGCAGCCACCTTTTCACGGTAGAGGGCTTCGACAGAGCGGCTGGACGGCCACTCGAAGTAGGTGTGGTCTTTGAATTTGGCGTGGTAACGACCACCCCACAGCATCCCATGCTGTTCGGCAGCAGCGCCGGCCGCCAACCACGCGGAATCCCGCTCGGGAACGGGCGCACCGTGCCGCATCAGCACTGCCGAGAAGGCCTGGCCGTAGTGGTGGCGAGAAAGGCCACCACGGTAAGGTGACAGTTTGGCTGCAAACAACTTGTCCTGGTCCTCGAAAGACCGGATAGTGTTGATGACCACCAGAGTGAGACCTTGGTCCTCCAGTTGGCTCTGCAGCTTGTGCAAAGCAGAGGACATCTCGGGAATCAGCAGATCAACGCGGTTGGATGTGATCACAGCAGTGCGGGAAGTTTGGGCGTAAAGGTCAGGTCTGCGATGGCAGTCCGATACTTGTCCAAAAAAGACTCAGCCAGGGCGCCTTTGAGTTCCGGGTAGCTCTTCTCCAGCTCCCGAAAGGTATCGAAGACACACCCTTCAAGCCTCTTCAGACGATCCGAATCGTACACGTCCATCTGGATTTTGGCAAGCTGCCCGAGGATGGCCTGGCAGCCGTTCGAGGCTTGCACACGCTGATTGACCGGAGTCTCGGTATCGCCCACGACCTCAGCAAACAGCTTCTTGGTCATCTGGTACTGGAGGATCAGCTCGCGGGCCAGATCCACGTCAGCCAGGGTCTTGTCACCCAGCATCATGTCGATGCGGATACGCAACGCCATCAGTTCAGGAACGGATAAAAAGCGGATGTCCATCTCGACCTTGACGTGCTCACGCTGCTGCTGGCGCTGCTGACGCGCATGCTCAGCCGGGTCGGGGGGGAGTAGGTTGAAGTTGTCGAGTGCCATAACTAGGTTTGACTTAAGCGCACTCGCGGTCGCGCTGCATCTCTTTCAGCAAAGCTACGACTTCCTTTCGCGCCGAGGCCCTCGCGGTGTGCCGAAGGCGCTTGGCGATCAGCCGGCGAACACGGGAATCTTGGCTGCTCAGCAGGTCATAGCTGCGGCGCAGGCCCAGGATGGAAGGCGAGTGGTATGGGTGCATGAAAGCCTCTCAGCGAGATGATAGCGCAACCAGGCGCCATTAAGGGTCTTGACGACGCATGAGAAGAAGGGTAGAGTGTAGTCACTCAGCAGGTGTGGGGCGTGCTCGGGTGTAGCGGTGTAAAAGGCCGTCCGATTCGTCGGACGGCCTTTTCTTATTACTTCTGCTGGTCGACAGCCACTCCCCAGACCTCCCAGCAACCTGCGTTTCCACCACCCATCAAGGCCGTTGGACTGGTCCTCTCCACCTGGGTCACCCTGTAACCGTTGTGTACTGACCCGATAGGATACGCCCACGGGGTATAGGTGTAAAAGACCAGGCAACTGACTGCTCGGCTGCTGAACCTGCTGCAAAGAGATACAGCCGTATCCTTTACAGCCCTTATCAGCGTGCTCATGTAGATCCTCACCGTTTACTCCTGCAGCAGATACTGCAGCAGCTCCATAAGCTGATCAAAAGTATAGACTTCCGTCAAGACTCCATTGACCAGCATTTTTCCTACTGGCTCGACTACACCAGGCATGCTGTTCCGATCCGCTTCAGCCAGGGGAGGGCACTGTTCCGTCGCCTCCCGCACCTGTTCGCTGACCAGCTGCATGAAGTTGCTGACCCGGCCGGTCTCTTCACGCTCAACCTCGAAGACGCCGCGCTCGTAACCCAGCACGTAGGCAGTGCGTAGGGTAGCCTGCTGCAGCCCCTGGAACTCAGCTTCCCGCTCCTGGCGCGCGTGCAGCAAGCCCTTGTGGTAGCTCTGCAGTACAGCCCGAACCATCTCCTCGTCGGGCCGGTTCACGGCAACGACGCTGAGGTGTGAGGCGGCCCTCGCCAGCCGGCCAAGGCTGGCCCCTATAGATAGTTTGAGGTCAATCAACGGGTCGAGGGCCATCTTGTGCTCACTGGTTTGTGTAGCGGAGCCCCTGAGGCAAGGCCCGCAGCTGTTCCCAGTATGCGCGCAGGGAGCCGAACTCGGCTTCGATCCACTCCCGCACCTCGGGGTGGTCGTCCGGGTCTTGCGGCAGGCCGTTGGTTGACCACGCGATGTCATCGTCCCGATCGCGGCACTGCATGCTGATCCAGGGGCGCTTCAGCAGCGCCGCGGGTACGCCCTCGAAGTAGTCGGCCAGATAGCCGCTGCTGATGACCGTGCCGCAGGTCATGGCGACGCCGCGGTCATTGCGCTGGTACTTCTCGACGGTCTGAGCCTTCCAGAGACCCTCCGGCGTGAACCTCATGCTGTTCTTGAGGCGCAGCACGACAGCCGGATGGAAGAAGGCCGAGACCGGGTACTCGGTGATAGCGTCGTTGGCGATGGACAGGTTTTCGATATGCTCGTTCATCTGGGCGAGCTGTATCTTAGCCTGCTCTTTCTCGCGGACCATAATCATGTCCAGCAGCTGTGTCAGCACAAGGTGTGTGCGCCGGCTGAGATACATAGCATAGTCAAGCAGCAGCATGCGGCTGAAGAACAGCCGCTTACCTACCATCAGCACATGCTGGCGGGGGACCGTATCGTTCAACAGGTCGATGTACTCTTTGGTAGCCCGCAGCTTCACATAGTCTTTGGGAGACCCTTTACTGACAGCGCTCGGCCCGGAATGCTGCGCCCATGCGTCATACAACGCTACGGCATCATAAGCGCCTGCGCCGTCAGTGCCTATCTCAGCACCGTACATGATGAGAGGCAGGGCGTAGCTGTCGTTCATGGTATCCACGCCAAACTTGTACAGAGAGGTCTTTGTGTAGTCCTCTTTGGACAGCGAAAAAAAGTCTTGAGAAGACAGTTCGGCAATAGCGCCAGTCTTGGTTAAGGTCAGGTCAGTCATCATGCTTCCTTCGAGGTGGCGGGTTGGAAAAGCGCGTCAGGCGCGTCAGAGTAGATCACAGTAGGCGGGACAGAGAACTGACCATGTGAGGCGTCGCCTAGGTACGCCAAGCATGCCGTCTTCCACTCCTGCAGGTCTTGGCGGTCAGAGCGGAGCATCAGAGACACCACATCAGCAGGGTCAGCCAGGATCGTCCGGCGAGGTACCTGTGACGTGGTATGCATGTACTTCACCATAACAAGACCGGTGTACCGGACCTTCCGAGGCTGCCCCGGCCTGTGTGCCTGGCTTTTGTGGAAGCCAAGGTACTCACAGACGCTGCTATAGGTGGGGCGGATAACGCCATCCTCTCCTGCGGCATAGGTCAGGACACCGGCTGGAAACGCATAAGTAGTCATGTAGTCCTTTCGTTGACAGGCCTGAACAGTAGGCTAAACAGCAGCGGGTTGTCAAGTGAAATCTTCGTCCGGTACAAAATTTCTGCCCCAGCAGTAAAAAGACTCCACGAACAAAAAATTAGTAGGACACTCACAGCTGTCTTTAGACACCAGGCCTTAGACAGCCTGATAGGGGGTATGCCGAAACTGATCAAAACGGCAAAACTAAACAAAGACAAAAAAACTGCACGAGCATTTTTGTTTGATCACACATTTTTGTGAAGCTCACCCCCCCCTCTGGACTCTCTACCAGCTCACTGGAAAAAACTGCACGAGCATTTTTGTTTGATCACACATTTTTTGTG